GCCCACCCGTCTTTGCGGATGATGTCGCGGGAACGCGCCACCAACTGATCCGCGCTCTGATACCAGACGGAGTTGATCGCGTCGCGCGTCGTGACCCAGTTGCCCAGCCGCCGGCCAGCGGTCGCGCCCTCGTATGGCGAGCCACTGGCGCGCCGCGTTGGTGGCTGCGCGGGCGCACCGCTCCCGCCCCGCCTGATGCGGGTCAGTAATGAACTCAGGTTGAACACGAGTTAGATGCCCTTGCTCCCCGACAGTCGGTACTGCCGGACGCGCTTACCGGACTGCTGGTTCAGCGAGCTTTGCACGACCGAAATCGCGCGCTGCAATTCCTGAACGGAACGGTAGGTCATGCTCCGACCCTCGAATGTGACCGTCAACGTGCCGGAGGCCAGCGCCTCCTGCAACGCATCCAAATGACTCTGCGTATACGCCATCGCTTCCTCCTTTCAGAACCGGCCCCACGTCCGACGCCTGAGCTGGGGCGGTTGTGGTTGCGGACGCGATCCCGCTGGCGCGGCCGGAGCAGCCGGTTTCTCCGGAGTCTTCAGTACACCCATGCGGTCCTCAATCGCCTGCCAGTGTTTGTCCTGGTAGCGGTCCAGCCCGATCCTGCTCGCCGCCGCGCGAGCGTAGACCCTGCAATCCAGGGCCTCGTTGCGTTCGCGCATCTTCTGCCACTCGTGACGCCGGTAGCCCTTCACAATCTTCGTGACCAGTTGCTCGGCGGTGATTTGCTTGAAGTACTCCTCGCTATAGTGCGGGAAGTGGCAGTACCCAGGTGGGAAAGTTTGCCCCTGTTGGAGGTCCTCGTCGGTGGGTCGTTCGAGGCGCAGCCAGCGGTACAATTCCTCTTTCGCCATGCCGGAGTTGACCGGCCAGACCTTGACGCCCCGCTTGATCTTGGCACCGAGGGGTCCGATTTCAATCGGCGCGGGGTTGCCCAGGAGTGCTGCCGCACGCGAGTCGCCCTTGATCACGACCACGCGATGGCCCTGCTTCCGGGCCCACTGATAGACCTCCGTCGCGGCGTACCCGGAATCCACCGCGAGCTGTGTGATCGGTACTTCCAAGCCGCTGGCGCTTGTGAACGTTTCATTTTGCAGCCCGGTGAGCTTGTCCCATACCTGCGGGCGCGAGGTGTCGCCTTCGAGCACGCGATAATCGACGGACCAGGACTCTTTGCCGCGCCCCCAGGCGACGATCTCGACTTCGATGCGATCCTTCTGGACGTCCGCGCCGGCCGTAAGGAACAGACCGCCGGGAGGGATGATGCCCGTCTTCAAATCCTCGCGCCGGTCGTACAGCACCTTCCAGTCCGGCGCCTCGCCCAGCATCGTCCAGGTCTCGCCGAGCACGGTGTTGACGAAGACTTGGAGCAGCGAGGAATTCTTCTGGGCCTGCTCGAACTGCCTGGCGGCGTCGCCCCACGAGAACCACCCGACCGGACTGTACAGGCTGGAGATATGGAAGCCAGCCGTCCTACCGTCGCCCTTGGCTCCGGCGCGCCACTCGCCGCGCGCCAGCATCGACTGTTTCTGATGGTTGCGAATCTCCTGGCCGCAGTGCTCGCAGATATAGACCGCGCTCTGCGGATCGCCCTTGGGCCACCGCAGTTGCGCGAACTTCAGGGTCTGGAACTCGCGGCACGTCGGGCACGGCACCCAGTACTTCCGCTGGTCGCTCTCCTCATACGCCGCCTCGATCCGGCTCATGCCGGTGATCTTCGGCGTCGATACCAGAAACACCTTGCGTCGCGCGAACGTGCGCGTGCGCGCCATCGCCAGGGTGATCGGGTCGCCCTCGCCTTCCACATCGCCGGGGTAGGCGTCCACCTCGTCGAGGAACAAGTACCGCGCCGCCATCGACCGCAGGCCGACCGCACTGTTCGCGCCGGTCATCACCAGCACGCCGCCCGGGAAGTCCTTCGACAGAACCGTGTTGCCAGAGTCGCGCGACCGGGGATCGCGAACGAGCTTCCGCAGGACCTGCGATTCCTCGATCAGCGGCTCGATGCGCTGCTTCGAGTTGCGCTTGGCCATCTCGACGGTCGGCTGGACCGACATCATCGGGCCGGGGGCCTGGTGGATGACGTACCCCATCCAGTTGTTGCCGCACTCCGTGCCGCCAATCTGCGCGCCCTTCATGAACACGACACGCTCAATCGGCGAGGACGGCGAGAGGCAGTCCATGATCTCGCGGAGGTAGGGCGTGCGCTCCGTGCGCCAGCGTCCGTGCTCTGCAGACGCGCGTTGCGAGAGCCAGCGGTAGCGGTCGGCCCACTGCGAAATGGTGAGCAGTGGGTCCGGTCGCGCGCCAGCCGCGGCAGCGGCAGCGTAGATCTCTTCAGCCGTTAGATTCGTCGGCAAAATCATTCAGGGCCTTCCGGATCTCAGCCGTGAGGAGCGCATGCACCGTGGCCTCTACGGTCTCGGCGGCAAGCATCGCCGCCAGGCGGTCGGGGAGGTTGATCATCGCGTCGCGGAACTGCCGGAACTTATTGAAGGCGGCGACCTGGACCTCTTCGCCCGAGACCAGCTTCGCGATCCGTTCCTCGTAATCGATCTTGGCGAGGCGCGCCTGGTAGTGTTCCCGCACCGCCCGCGCCTTCGTGTATTGCGACGCGCCAAAGACCTCCGCATCGTCCTCTGGTTGCTGGCCGCGCCGGTCCACGGGCGGCGCTTGGGTCTGGGTGTTGCGCGCCCACTCCGCGTCGGCAATCGCGGAATCGATCTGGCCGTTGGGCAACGTGTGGATGCGACCAGTCCCGATTGCCTTCTGGACGGTGCTCACCGAGACTCCGCGCTGCCGGGCGTACGCCCGCTGGCTCATTACTGGCATGCTTTTATTCCCGAATTAAGCTCTTGCCTTCCGGGGACACCGGAGTGATGAATCGTCATGCGCGGATCAACCGCCAAAAGGATAAACACCACCATGAAGAACGCAGAAGCCACCAACACCACCGAAACCGCCGCCGTTGCGGAACAGGGCGCGCAGGTCGCGCCGGAGAAGGCCGCCTCGAAGAAGGCTGCCAGCCAGAAGAAGGGCGCGCCCAAGGCCAACAAGGGCGCGAAGAAAGCCACCAAGCAAGCCAAGGTCGCGCCGAAGAAGCAGGCCAAGGAGAAGGTCACTAGCAAGAAGGCCGCCAACGTGAAGGAGGCCGCGGTGCCGCGCGAGTTCTCGAAAAAGAGCATCGTCCTGGACCTCCTGCGCCGCCCCAAGGGCGCGACGATGGCCGAGATCGCCAAGGCCACCGACTGGCAGAACCACTCGATCCGGGGCTTCATCAGCGGAAACCTAACCAAGAAGATGGGCCTCACGGTCGAGTCCACCAAGAACGAGGCTGGCGAGCGTACCTACCGGATCGCCAAGTAGGTGCCAACGAAAGGCCGCCATCCCGCGAGGGGTGGCGGCACTCCTGCTTCTGGCCGCGATTATTTGCTTGCGTTTTAGTTCAACCGAAGTGATGAATGGTCTCATGAGAACGACGATGACGAACGCCACCACCACCCAATACAAAGACTTCTCGATCTTCCGGACCGGCCGCAGCCTCGCGATGGACGAACTTGCCAGGGAGCAGGCAATCATCAACAGCGAGAACGAAACCGAGATGAGCGACGAGCAAGCGGCACGGCTAAACGCCGCCAGCTTCCGCAACAAGGGAGAACACAACTTCTTCAAGAATCAGCACCGCCGGCACGCCCGCAACATCGCGGAAGGTAACCCTTTTTACAAGTAAGGGGCCCGCAGAGATTGCCAATCGCCGCCTGGCCGCAGGCGGCGTTGCTCGTCTTTAATGATCCTCAACTCCGCCGACCAGTCCGAGAGAGCCAGGCACAGCCCTTGAAGGTCGGGATTCCCAGCGTGGAGCTCCGCTTCGATTGCCGCAATCTCCTTGTGGCACCGTTCGATTCAAACCGCATTCTTTAGTCGCTCCGGCGCAACATCATCGAAAGTCCCGCCGCCCTCGAGAACCGCCTTGCCGCCCGTGTAATCCTGCCACCGGCGCACGATCACGTCACAGTACTTCGGGTCTAGTTCGACGACGCGCGCCAGGCGGTTGGCGCGCTCGCATGCGATCAGCGTTGTGCCAGACCCGCCGAACGGATCGAGCACGGTGTCGCGGCCCTTGCTGCTGTTCCTGATGGCGCGCTCGACCAACTCGACCGGCTTCATCGTCGGGTGGAGGTCGTTGACGTGCGGCTTCTTGATGAACCACACGTCGCCCTGGTCGCGGGCCCCGCACCAAAAGTGATCCGTGCCTTCTTTCCATCCGTAGAGGATCGGTTCGTACTGGCGCTGGTAGTCGGACCGCCCCAGCGTGAAGGTGTTCTTCGCCCAGATGACAAACGTGGACCAATGACCACCGGCCTCGTGGAACACCCGCTGCACCTTGTGGATCTCTGACGAGGACATGCAGACGTAGATCGCGCCCTTGGTGACCGCCAGCATGTTCACGCACGCGTCGCGCAGGAACTGCTCGAAGTCGTCGCCGAGATTGTCGTTGGCGATGGTGAGCTTCTTCGCCGTCTTGCCCACATACGCGACGCCGTATGGTGGATCGCAGAAGACCATGTCAGCCAGGCCGCCGGCCAGAACCTTCTCGACGGCTTCCAACTGCGTCGAGTCCCCGCAGAGTAAGCGATGGTCGCCCATGATCCACACGTCGCCGGGCACGGTGACCACAGCCCCCTGCGCCTCCGGCACGTTGTCTTCGTCGGTCTGGCCCTCGGTCGTCTGCTCGCCGCCAGCAAGGATGATCTCCATCTCCTCTGCAGAGAAGCCGATTAGGTCCAAGTTGAACCCGTTGACTTCGAGATCCTGCAACTCGACTTGCAACATTTCCGCGTTCCAACCTGCGTTCAATGCGATCTGGTTGTCGGTGATCACCAGGGCCCGGCGTTGCGCAGGCGTCAGG